ATGAAGTATTAGACAGTAAGTCTATTGCATTATCGGCAACAGAAAACGCTAGTAACCAGATACCTTATCTTGGTTTGCAGTGGTTTCCTGAAAGAAAGAAACAGGGGCTTGATTTAAGCTGGATTAAGACACATAAAGGACTTCCGGTTTCACTTGCGCCATCTAACTTTGATACAATTCCAACTCTTAGAGCTAGAGAGGGATTAAGCAAGGAAAAAACACAGATGGCATTTTTCCGTGAGGGAATGACAGTTGGAGAAGAAGAAATGCTTGAAATCGAGCGTATTCAGTCTGCGGATGACCTATATCTTGCTAGTGCTTTATCAAGTGTGTATGACGATACAAATAATCTTGTAAGCGGTGCAGAAGTTGTACCGGAGAGAATGAGAATGTCACTTCTTGCGACAAACGCAGGACACCCGGTAATTGCTATCGTGAGTGATGGCGTTCAGTATGCTTATGATTACGATAAGGATGGCTCATACGCAAAAGACCATTACGCAAAGTTATCCGGCACAAGTATGTGGAGTGATACAGCTAATTCAAAACCACTTACAGACCTTAACAATGCAAGAAAGAAGTTGCAGAAGCAGGGTAAGATTGCTAGATATGCACTTATGAACAGCAACACATTTCAGTATCTGCTTGATAATGCACAGATAAGAAACTCAATTCTTGCACAGAACCTTACAGCAACTATTGAGGTTGACGATGATACTGTTATTTCAGTAGTACAGAAGAGAACAAAGCTCACTATCGTGCTTTACGATAAAATGTACATTGATGATGATGGCAAGGAGCAGTACTTCTACCCAGATAACAAGGTTACGCTTCTTCCAGAAGGCAGTCTTGGCAGCACTTGGTTTGGCACTACACCGGAAGAAAGAACTGCAAGACAGGTAGCTGATGTAGATGTAACAGTATATGGTGTAGGTATTACAGTCGCTACAAAGACAGAGTACGGACCACCTATGAAGATGTCAACATTTGCTTCCGAAGTTGTTCTTCCATCATACGAAAATATGGATAGCACATTCGTATATGAGGTTCATAGCGAAGAGTAGGAGGTGCAACTATGAAATATCCATATATAGTAGTTCACAATGGCAAATGGTATAACGCAGGCGAAGAAGTTCCAGAAAACAATAATTCTGGAGCTTCTTTTGATTATAGCAAAACAACCATAAATCGTATGTCTACATCTGATTTACAGGCTTTTGCCACAGGGCAAGGTATAGACAATGCAGAAGAACTTACAGGAGCAGAATTAAAGAAGCTGTTAATCGAGAAATTAGGATTATAGGAGATAGCTATGGAATACACCACATTAGAACAGGTCAAAATCAGACTTAAACAATTTCATAATGATACAGTCACAAATGATGATGAAACGACATCTGATGTGGTAGTGTTCGATAGCAAAGAAGATAATCCGATAATCGAACAGCTCATTAAACAAGCTACAGAAGATGTGAAAGCAAGAAGAAACTACCCCGACAGCTACACAGATGAAATGATAACCGAAGATTTAAAGAAATTTGAAAGTGTTATCGTTAATCTGGCTGTCTATGACCATTCACAGGCAGGCGAAGCATTTATGGCAAGCTACAATGAGAATGGTGTCAACAGAACTTGGAGAGATAGAGACAGCTTGTTTGTCGGGGTATTTCCGTTTGCTAAAGTATTATAACGCCTATAGGGCATTACAGAATATTAAAGAAGATTGTGCGTTACCATTTTGCTGATGTCGGCAATATGGTAGCAGGCGGCACACATTAAGGGGCGGTGGGCAGTGTGCCATTATTAATTATGAAAGGCGGTATATCAATGCCAATAGCAGTAATTATAAGCATTATTTCAGTTGCTTTTTCCGTCTTTTTCGGACTGTTTACCTTAGGACTTAATCTTAAGAACAACAAAAAGTCTGACAATGCAGAACTTACAGAACGTGTAAAAGAAAATACACGCATAAATATGAAACTCGACACAATATCAAGCAACACAACAGAGATAAAAAATGAAGTTACAGAAATGAGAAAAGAACTTAATTCTCACGATAACAGGATTATTAAGGTTGAGGAAAGTGTAAAGTCGGCACACCACCGAATAGACGGATTGGAAGCACGACTTAATGAAGATAAGGAGGTATAACAGAATGGATATAACGTCAGTATCAACAGTAGTTGCAATCGTTGTAATAACATATCTGATAGGCTTAGGAGCTAAGGCAATTCCGCACATTAAGGATAATTACATTCCTATAATCGTAGGTGTTGCAGGCGGCATCTTAGGCGTTATAGGTATGTATGTAATACCGGACTTTCCGGCAAATGACATTCTTAATGCAATCGCAGTAGGAATTGTGTCTGGGCTGTCAAGCACAGGTGTAAATCAAATTTACAAGCAGGTAAAGAACAATGCTTGACATTAATAAGCAGGCTATGAAGTATTCGCTTCAAGGACAAACTGTTACTATCTATGAAAGAGATGATGATGGTAATATCCTCTATGAGGGATATACCGACACAGAGGGTAACTTCATTCCTTATCTTGATGATGAGGGAAATAAGATACCAAAAGTTCTTGAAGAAAAAACAGGTTTTTCAGAGCCGGTTGATTTCAAAGCAAACATATCATTCAGCGGTGGAGAAGCGCAGAGTAAAGAATATGGCTTTGATACCGCTGATTTTGACGCTATTTTACTGACAGATAGGAATATGTTACCTGTTCAAAAAGGCGACCTTATCTGGCTTGATAGCAAGCCTACGTACACATCTGACAACCTTGTTGATGAAACATCAGCGGACTTTACGATTGTAGGCACGAAACCGGCATTGTGTTCAACTAAGTATATGCTTAGAGCAGTTGTAAAGTAGGTGGTAAATACGAAGCATCAGAGAAATGAACAGCTAGTTGGTTCTATCTTTAAAGGAAAGACAATCCCATCTACGCAAGAGCCAATAAATGAAAGCATAAGACAAGCTATTTCACAAGCAGTTAAGGAGCGTGTTTATGGCAAGACATACAATTAATATATCCTTGTCTGAAAAGTCCGTAAATGAAGCTATCAGACAGCTACAACAGTATAAGCAGAGTTTACAGTATAAATGTGAATTGTTTGTTGAACGACTAGCAGAATTAGGCGACAAAGCGGCAATTATGAGTGTTAATGAAAGTCCATTAGGTAGGACAGTAACATTAAGAGTTGACAGAAAGCCTATTCAAGACGGATACCAAGCCATTTTGATTGCTACTGGTAAAACTGTTGAGGTGGAAGATAGAGAGCCATTTTACACGCTTTTAGCAATCGAATTCGGTGCAGGTATTTATTACAACAGCGGTAACGAGAACCCAAAGGCTAATGATTTCGGCTTGGGCGTAGGAACATACCCAGGGCAGATACACGCATTTGAAGATGGCTGGTACTACTTAGGTAATGATAATCAATGGCACTACACACACGGCGTTAAAGCCACAATGCCTATGTACAACGCCACAATGGAGATTATTAATCAGTATAAGCAGATAGCAAGAGAGGTGTTTAGTTAATGGCAAACGCTAATGATTGGGCGACAGACCTTGAAAACACAGTTACAGCGCTTGTCAAGGCTAAAACCCTAACACATTTAAAGAAAGCGTACCCAAAGATAGTTATAACAAATGAGGGAGAAAACAGCGGTCAAGCGGTATTCCCAACGGTATACATACATCTGTTGCCAGCGGTAGAGCAAGGACAAACGCTTGACGGGCAAACAATTAATGCATTGTTAGCGACATTTCAAGTAGATGTTACCACTAACACAAGTAAGTCTGACTGTCGAAAGGTTACGGCAGTAATTACAGATACATTCAAGACAATGAGATTTCAAGGCGTGCCAATGCCAGAGTTCTCAATCAGTAACAAAGTACACAAGAGTACCGCTAGATTCAGACGAATGATAGCGGCAAATGACAGATTGATGTAACAAAGAGCAGAAATGCTCTTATTTTTTTGCGAATTTTTAGGAGGTAGACAAAGCAATGGCAAGTACAAGTTATAAAGCTAGGGTTATCTACAAGGAGCATAGCGAAGATGGTTTTGCAGGCTCATACAAGTTAATGGTAGCGGCTAAGTCGATTTCAGCACCAGTATCAGCACCTAACACAGTTGAAAGTACAACATTTGAAGATGATTCACAGACATTCCTAATGGGTATCAAAACATCTGACGCTAAGACTTACACAGGAAACCTTGAAAAGGCTTATTTGCAAGACTTAATCAAAGCAGAGGGTAAGCAGTTAGATATTATTCAGTTATATGGTTCTGACGGATTAGGTGCGGTTGCTAAGTACGCATTTGTGGGGCAGGTAACAGCAACGCCTAATGACGTTTCTGGTACTGATTCGGTACTTGAAATGACAGTAACAGCAGTTCCTAATACTTCACCTATCGAATGCACAGACAAGCTTCAAGTTGTCGAGGGTGCTGGTGGCACATTCACAGTAACAAAGGCGGGGGAATAATAAGCCAATCGACTAAATCAAAGGCTGTGTCGATTGGTGGCACAAACGCCAAAACAGCCGACTACACATCATATCTTGATGATGTAACAGAATAATTATTTTAAAAGGTAGGTGCGGTGTAAAATCCGCACCTTTCCCTATATGGTGATAGGGTGGGAAAGGGTAAAAATTATGATGAATATTAATGTAAATGGAAAAGAATATAAAGTTGAGTTCTCATTCGGTGCAGCAGAATGTAAAGAGATAGTGCAGAAAATGTTTTCTGTTGTTAATGGTTCTTACTTACTTGCACAGACAGATAAAAGTGTTGCACAGGCTTCCTTTGATGGATTAGCAAATATGACAGCAGATGTGCCAGAGATTTGCATATTAGCTATTTATGCAGGTTGTGTTGATAATAACCCTGTAACAATGGATGAAGCAAAGGAACTCACTAGAGCATATATTACAGAAAAGAGAAAGACAGATAAGAGTTACGGATATAGAACATTGTTCGAGGAGATTAAGAAAGCGATGGAAGATGATGGTTTTTTCGAGTTGAGCGGAATAACAGCGATGTTAGAGGAAATGGCGAACAATGTGGAAGAAGCGACACAGGAACAGAAGAAACCGGCAGTAGTACCACAAGACCACTTAAAGAAACAGACTTCCACAAAATAATCTGGGAAGAATACTTTGTTTTAGCCAGTTCACTAGGCGTTAGTTATTCGGACTTTTTAAAAATGACACCTACAAAACTATTACTATACGCAAAAGGTAAAAAGATTGATAGGCAAAATCGCGATTCAGAAATGTATAACTGGTTTTTGGTTTACGCAATTCCGGCTATTTCTTGCGGAATAGGTGCAGCATTTAATAAAGATGTACACATTGAATATCCTAAACAAGCTATTTTATCAGAAAAAACAGAAGAAAGTGAAGAAGATACATATGATAAGGAGTTACAGCTGATGTTACTCAATGAGCAAAAATGGGCGGCACAGACTGAAAAGAAAGGACTACCGCCAACAATCCTATAAAAGGGGGCTAAGGCGTGGAATTAGATTCATTAGAAGTCAAAATTACCGGTACTGCCACTAAAGCTATCAATTCTGTTGATAAACTGATAAATCAGCTTACAAGGCTATCTACATCACTTGCGACTGTGAACGGCTCATCGCTAAGTGGTCTTGCAAATGGTGTTAATCAGTTAGGCTCTGCTATGCAGAATATGAACGCAGGAACAGCAGATTTTACCCGACTTGCCAAGAACATCACGAAGATAGGTTCTGTTGATTCAGTTGCACTAACTAACACAGCTACATCACTTCAAGCTGTCACAAAAGCGGTTGCAAGTATATCAGCCATACCGCAAAACGCAACACAGGTCACAGAATTTGCCAAGTCACTTGGCAAGCTAGGCAGTAAGAGTATTGAAAATGCCACAGTGAATATCCCTAAACTGGGTAATGCACTGAATGGCTTAATGACCACATTATCAAGAGCACCTAATGTAAGTAGTAATGTTATTGCTATGACTAACGCATTAGCTAATCTTGCTAGTCAAGGTAGCAAGGTGGGTACTTCTTCAAACTCACTTCAAAAGTCGCTGTATGGCGTTTCTACAAGTGCTAGAACAGCAACTAGAAGTAGTTGGAGTTTGGCGAGTGCGATAGGTAAGTTCTATGCCACTTATTTTATGGTAATTCGTGGCAGTAAGAAACTTATAGAAGCTATAAAATCAACAACAGATTACATTGAAGCGTTTAACTATCAAGCGGTAGCATTTGGTAAAATCGGTTCAGAATGGGATAAAGACTATGAAAAGTACGGATATGATAACGCAACAGCATACGCAGAAAGTTTTCAAAGCAGAGTAAATGATACTCTTGGAAAGTTATCTGGCTTAAAAGTTAATGTTCAAGGCGGTTTGCTTGAAGAAAGCGGAGCAAAGAACTTAGGACTTAACATACAAGAGATAACACAGTATGCTTCACAGTTAGCTTCTGTTACTAACTCATTAGGACAGACAGGCGAAGCAACAACGGCTATAACAAAGTCAATGACAATGCTTGCAGGCGATATAAGCTCACTTTTTAATGTGGACTATTCAACGGTAGCACAGAACTTGCAAAGCGGCTTAATCGGTCAATCAAGGGCATTGTATAAGTATGGTATTGATATTACTAATGCTACATTAGCGACATATGCTTACAACTTAGGGATATCAAAGTCTGTATCAGAAATGACACAGATGGAAAAACAGCAATTAAGAGTGTTGGCAATATTAGACCAAAGTAAAGTATCTTGGGGTGATTTAGCTAATAGACGGAAGAAAGTTAATGACATAACTTATCTTCCAAGTGTTGCATAAGAATGGAAACATCTTATGACAATCGGGCAAAATCGGTGAAGGCTAAGGCTATAAGCTATGCCAATACCGAGATAACTTAATAGATTACGAACAGGCTATTAAGTATTGTAACGAGTAGGAATTGAATAAATATAATATTCCCAAGAGTGTCCGACACTACTGCATATAGGGCAGTATGAGGTGGAAGTGGCTACCACCAAACCAAACGTAAAAACGTGGGTGATAATGTACTCTGAACTTATAGGAAACTATAAGAAGTATAGGATAAAGAGCCTATACGATAACAAATTTGACAATCAACTCCCCAAGTAATATGTTACGTCAGTTCAGTAACAATATGAAAGAGGTAGGAATGGTAGCAGGACAGCTATTTATCCCAATTCTTTCAAAGGTTATGCCAATAGTAAACGGAGTAACTATTGCAATCAAAAGATTATTAGTTGGTCTTGCTTCTTTAATGGGCGTTAAGATTGACTTTGAGAGCTTCGGACAAAGTGGCTATAAAGACACATCAGACGGCTTAGAAGATATTTCAGATGGCTACCAAGATGTAGCTGATTCAGCTAAGAAAGCTACATTATCCCTTATGGGATTTGATGAAATAAATAAATTACAGGACGATACAAGCTCAAGCAAGGGCTCAAGCGGTGGTGGCGGTGGTAACGCTATTGATTTGACAGACGATATTACTAAGGCGGCGGCTGATTATGAGGCGGCTTGGAATAAAGCATTTGCCAATATGGAAAATTCGGCAGTTGCTTGGGCTGACAGAATAGAGAAAGCACTTGAACCTGTTAAACAGATTTTTAAAGATTTTGCAGTTGGTGATTTCTTTAAGGCAGGTCAAGATACATCTAACCTAGTGGCAGGAATTTTTGATTGGTTTGCAGATGCCATTGATAAAGTTCCTTGGTTTAAAATCGGTCAGAAAATGGGTGATTTCCTTGCAGGCGTTAATTGGACTAAGGTGTTTAAATCGGCGGCTAAAGTGCTTGTGCAAGGCTTAAAAGCGGCTATTGAATTATACTTAGGTATGCTATCTAAAGCGCCTATAGAAACACTTCTTATATCGCTTGTGGCAGTTCCTAAAGTACTTAAGGCAATAGGTGGTTCAGCAGTTGTAGCTAGTATAGTAAAAACGTACAAGACACTTGATAAATTTGCAACAACAGTAGCGGCGGCAACAGGCGCACTTAATGGAAATAAGGCGGCGGCTTCGGCACTAACATTTATGTACCCAAAGACAGCCAAAACTGTAACTGATGTTAATAAAACCTTTAATACCCTTAAAACATCTTTAAATGACAATGGCTTTTTTGCTACATTTAATGAGGGAATTGAAACTATTAGAGGTAAAATGTCAGTATTGCAGAAAGGTGCAATAGGTGTTATAGGTGTATTTGCAGAGTTTTCACTTGTTAAGAGCGGCTTTTATGAACTGGCGGTAGGGAGCGACAACCTTGTAGCTTCTATTGCTAAAATAGCAGGCGGCGTAGGTGTGGCAACAGCGGCATTAAAACTTATAGGCTTATCAAACCCATTTACAGCATTAATAGTAGGTGCTATGGGCTTAATATCGTCAATAGTGGGTATCTCACAAGCTGTAAAAGAAGCAGAATTTAATAGCATGTTTACAGCATTGCAAAATACTGGAACTGTTACAATGAAAGAATTAGGCGATGTAGCCAAAGACTCTTTTGGGAAAATAACAGATGGTATAACTGAAACCACAGACAAACTTAAAAATATATCAGAAGCAAAAGAAAATCTTGAAGAAACAACAGATAATGTAAATCTTTTAAAAACAGCGGTTGAAGATGGAGCATACACAACTAATGAAAAAATGCCGGAAATTATAGAACAATTCCAAAACTTATTAAGTGAATCTAAAAATGTATTCAATGATGAATATGATGTTATCGTTGGTAATGTTGTAGGTGCTTGGAAAGATATTCTTGAAGCGCAAGGCGTTGCAATTCCAGAGTATGTGGCACAATTAGCAAGTTTACGCGACAAAGGAAATGAATCGTTTACAAGTATGAGTTCAGATTTAGAAACACTTATACAGCAGTTTAATGATGGGAAAATATCAGAAGAAGAGTTCTTAAATGCGGCTACGCCTTTAATAGATAAAATATCTTCTATTAATAGTGACAAGTCGGTTGATAATGCGACACTTGCTATTCAAGGATTTGGCGGCGCATTAGATATATCACAGTATATGACAGAATCCGGACTTGATGTTCAAAGATTTAGTGAGGCTGTAAATGAAGTTGTAACAGCGGCACAAAACGGAAAAGATAACCTATCTACATTGGGAACGGAATCGTCACAAGCTATAACGGATATGAGAGATAGGCTTACAGCTTTAGGAATAGATGCAAGTCAATTTGATTGGTCAAGTTTATATGGTGCTAGTGATACGCAAGTACAACAAGGCACAGAGAGAATAGACGCGGCATATATGCAATATGCTAATCAAGTACAGTATAACTTACTCAATCAACTTCCATCAGTAGTTGAAGAAGCAACAAAAGACTATGAAAACCTAAACCCAATAGCTAAAATATTCACAACAAAAGAAAACTATATTAAAAGTGTTATTGAGAAATGGCGTAAAAGCACATTAGACCCAGCACTTGATTCTGTTAAAGATGGCTTTAATCAGTTAGGAATAGACGGAAGCGTGTACGCTGATGAAGCGGCAGACAAGCTCACAACATCGCTATTTGATAGTATTAGAGTTTATTCCAATGTTGGTGTTAACAACACAAAGCCTAAACTTAAGGAAGATTGGCAAGAAATGCTTGATTCTGCTTTAAATGAAGCAGGAGAAGCAGTAGACGTAGAGGGCTATGGAAGAAATACAGTAGATGGCTTTGTTAACGGAATTGTTGATAATGTTGATAGAAGCAACAATGCTGTAAGAGATTGGATGAATGAATTAGATAGAAATATTCACGATAGTGCAATGAATTTTGGTTCACCATCAAGGCGTGCGGAAGAATACGGAAGATGGGTTGTTGAGGGCTTTAACAATGGTTTATCTGACAATTTAGGTAGCACGTATAGTACGATTGATGATTACGTTAACAATGTTAAATCCGGCTTTGATGGCATATATGATTCATTATGGGATATAGGTCATTATGCAGGCAGAGGTTTCTATGATGGCTTAGAAAGTATGGAAAACAGTATTTTCAGCGAAGCTAGATACATCGCAGATAACGTATCTGATACAATAAGAGATGCCTTAGACATTCATAGTCCATCAAGAGTTATGAAACAGATAGGTGAATACACGATAGAGGGCTTCAAACAAGGTATGGAGCTTAATTACAAACCTGTTGAGGTTTCTTTAGGCGACTTTACTAGCGATATTATTCAAAGCACAAAAGCAAGTAAATTTAATGCAAATACTAGTATACCTACAATGCCACAGATTAATATGGATAATAGCGCCACGACAGAAACTAATATGTTATTAAGGCAACTAATATACGCTGTTGAAAATGGAAGAACAATAGAAATTGACGGACAAGAGATATTCAGAGTTACACAAAAGCAAGCAAATATGTACACAGCAATGACTGGGTTGCCTGCATATAACATATAATTGAATTTAATACAATGTTGTGTTACACTCTAACCATTAGGATAGCAAGGGGGTGTATCACAATGAAAAGGAAAGCGATATGCTTAATTATTTGGGTGTTATTATCTGCGACTTTTATATGGTATCTACAAGATAGTGGCAGAAGAACAGGCAGTAAAATTCAAGATTATTTGGAGTTTTGCGCAGAGAAAAATGAAAAAGGTACAGAAACAAGCGCGGAAGTATCAACACGAAACTTTATAAATGAAGAGCTTTATAATATGTCTGAATGGTTTCGGAGAGAAGATTTATCCCTTGGATTCGTTATAGTGATATACGTTAGTGGAACAATGGTATGTTGCTATTTTGGAAATAAAAAGGAAAGGGAAAAGTAATATGGAGATAAGCAAAGCAGGAATTAAAGCTCATACACTTATAACGGTGCAAGAACGTAATATACAAAGTGATATTCAAGATTGGAATAACTCAATATTAATTGTTGATAATATATATGAGGCTATTAATAAAATTGACAGTGACTATGCTAAAATGCTTAGTGGGAAAGAATTTGGGCTAGTGTACCCAACGATTAATAATCAATTTGAAGTATACATTAAGTATGGCAATGATTTAGTAAATATGATATCAACAACACATCATGAATTAACTCATATTGATGACTTTACTATCATTGGAGAAAAATTCGGGATAAAGAACAAAAGAGAATTGACCGAAAATGATTATATAAGGCTTTGGTCTGAATTTCATGCAACGTACATTTCAATGACAGAAATATTGAAGTACAATGAAAAATATGATTACCCAGCGATTAAAAAAGAAACAACAGACAAGTTAATTAATTATTACAATAGTTGCACAGAAAAAATGGTGAAACAGCAAGACGTTTTCGACACTACTGTTAGAAATTATGGAAATTTTTTTGCAATATGTGATTATGGAAAAACGAAAGATAATCCACCACCAGAATATATTAGAGAATTTAATTATTTTGCAGTATACGCCTTTTTAAATCAGCATAAGGATATTTATAAGTTTATTGATGATTACAATACATGGAAAGTGTTAGTTAATAGAACTTTAAGAATAAAAAGTAAATAGCTTACAGGCAGGATTTTTTACAGGTGTTGTTAAGAATAAAAGCGAATACGGCAAAGAAAAAATATACATATACTTTTCAAAAGATTTTGATTTAAAAACGGAAACTATAAAGCTGGTGACAAAATAACTGCATATAGCTTAACTGTTAATTGTAAAAATAATGGAGCTGGCAGTTATAACAGCATTAGTTTTATACCACGTTTTATAGAAAAATAATCTCTTAATGGAGCGTATCTTTTCGGTACGTTCCATTTTTTATTGAAAAAGCGCTTGACAATTATTGCAAGGGCAGTTATTATAATAACATAAATATTGCAATGGCAATAATTGAAAGGAAGTGATTATTATTAGTCCAGCAGGAAGACCGCATAAGGAAAACCCTAGAAATGTTAATCTTAACATTAGGATAACAAAAGATGAAGCTAATCGTATTCAGAAATGTGCTGATGAATTGAAATTAACAAGAACTGATACCATTATGAAAGGCATAGGGTTAGTAGAAAAAGAACTTAAAGGCAACAAAAAAGAGTAGCCACAAGTCGGTCAAAACTTATAGTGACTACTCAAACCACCAATCCGAAAGGAATTGATAAATACAATTATATCAGTTTCTTTCGGAAAATTCAAGATTATTTTCGGAGGAAAAACAAATGAGTAATGTAGAAATCGTAACAAATATTGACATAGCGTCAGAAATTGCACACGCAACAGTAACAGAAGTTTTAGCGAATATGGATAATGAAAGAATAGGATATGTTCTCATAGGAGTTTTACAGCAATTAGAAACTATTCAGGACAATGTTAATAATTTTGATTTAAAGGGACAGGGCAAGTCTACAAAGGAAGTGGCATAATATTATTGCGTGAGGCATTGTGGGCATATACTCCCACTACGCAATAGATTCTGTTTAGAGCAAATGATAAAATTTTGTAGGAGGTAAAATAATGAGTTATAATAATCCAACTACAAAAGATGACACTCACAATGAGATTAAGGCACCAATGAACACTAAGAATATTTGCGGCGTAGACTGCTATGAGCAGAATGGCGTTGCTTACTTAAGATTGGAAAATGTTGCAAGAGGACTGGGATTTACACAAACCCAAAATAAAAACGGAAAGGAATATATTTCTATTCGTTGGGAAACTATTGACAGATATTTAAAAGACATTGGCTTCCCCAACAAGCTGGGGAAAGACGATTTTATCCCAGAAAACATCTTCTACCGACTAGCAATGAAAGCCAAAAACGAAACAGCAGAGAAATTTCAAGCATTAGTAGCTGATGAGATTATTCCGTCAATTCGTAAGAATGGAATATATGCTACTGATAATGTTATTGATGAAATACTGAATAATCCAGACTTTGGAATAGAATTATTAACAAAGTTAAAAAAAGAAAGGCAAGCAAGAGTTGAGGCAGAAAGAAAGAACGCTATCTTAACACACGTCAATAAAACATATACAATGACGGAGATTGCTAAGGAGCTGAACTTAAAATCTGCCATTCAACTTAACAAGTTGCTTGCTGATAGAAAAATTCAGTACAATGTCAATGGAACTTGGGTTCTTTACTCACCATACAGCAGTATGGGATATGAGGAAATTAAACAAGAAATTCTTGACAGTGGTAAAGTAATCTATCATAGACGAATTACCCAACTTGGAAGAGAATTTATACTGCAATTATTCAACAATGTTGCATAAGTTCTCTTGTGGGATATAATAGCTCAAACAGAAAGAAAATTCAATAGCTGTAAGAAATTTACAGCTATAAAAAAATCAGAACAAGTTGGGTAGACCTGTTCTGATTAGCACATATGAGTACATATAAGTTGCTCACGTCAATAATAACAAATAAATAGCAAAATGACAAGGACATTTCACTTAATCGTGAGGTGTCCTTTTTGTGTGCTTAGAAAGTGGGGTTTTACTATGAATTTTATACAATACATAAAGCAAGCGTGGAAAGCTGGCACAAGCGGCGGTACTCCATTAAGTCCAGACAGACTTAATCATATGGAAGACGGCATTAAGAATAACAATAGTATGATAAGTGAGCTAAACAACAATCTAAATGAATTATTAATAAGTTATTATAAGAGTGAACCAACTCTAACATTAAAAAAAGGTACTTATTGGATTTTTATTAATAAAACGCAATATTCACAAAGCAGCATTTGGGCAATTAGTAGTAGTCAACAACCTGTAGCAGTTGCAAATCCATCTAATGAACAAATGAGTATGGAATTAAACAATGACATTATGACAATTACTTGGAAAAATGCCTCATATGCTGTTGTTTCAGTTTTAAAAGTTTATTGAAGCTTATTAATCATTTAACACCCCAAATAGACATTGGGTATGTGCTGCCGCAATGTAAATTTCTGTTTAATTAACTTAATAAATAAAAATTCAAAATGGGTATTGAAATAAAATGTTAGTGGTAGGGACAACTTGAAAATATAAATATATAAAACTAAGGGAACGTATCAGAGATGATATGTTCTTTTTTGTTACCAATTTTTAGGCAGAAAGGGGCGATTGAATGATAAGTGCTGTAATTATCGAGGGAGTGACATTCCCAGTAGCATATAACGGCTACACATACAGTAGAAATAAGATTTGGTCTAAAAACACAGGAAGAAACGATTATGGAGAAATGGTAGGCACAATCGTGGCTATTAAGGATAAAGTAGAACTACAATTGCCACCATTAACAGGTGAACAGGCGTTGTTGCTTGATAATGTGATTAGTGATGAAAATAACCCATTCCCGACAGCACAAGTCCTATTCTTAGGCGGTACACAAAAGGAAATGACAATATACACAGGAGATGTGACATATCCGTATCTCACAAGAGCGAAGAATGAGGACGGATTAATAGTCGGAGCGAAACTAAGTTTAATTCAGAAATAAGGAGATTAACTATGAAAATAACAGGAAATGAAGTTTTAGCACATTATGAAGCATTAAGAAACGTAGCACAGCTTAAAATGGGTGGCAGATTAGCAGTTGCCATTATGTCTAACATTAAGATGTTAGAGCCACACTTTAAGGCAGTTGTAGAAACGATACAAAAGATACGCGAGGAAAATAAAGATAACAACGATAAGATAAAATCAGAACTTGAAGAACTAGGAGAACAAGAAATAGAAGTATCTGAATACACAAAAGTTGATATAAGTGCATTTGATAGTTGTGAAGCCATTGAGCCAGCTAAGATTATCGCACTTAGCTTTATGATTAACGATTAATCAGCAGAAAGGAGCAACCTAATGAAAAATATTAATTGGGGTGCGGATTTCAATTTGCTGTATGCAAGATATTACAGCAAATATTTAGTTGACGGAAAAGAATACAATCAGACACTTAATGAGTTTAAGTACAGCAACATAATCAATCCGAACAATAGCATTTCCATAGGTAACACTTGCAGTAGTAGTGTTACCTTTTCTATTTATAATCCAGAAATCACGCTTGAAAATAAGGATATAACCATTTCTGAGGGTGTTAAGGGTAATAGCGGAATTGAGTATGTACAGATAGGCATATTTACTGTAACTAAAGAAGAGAGCAATGGCGAATACACTAAGTACACAGCTTATGACAAGATGTACAAAGCTGAAAAAGGTTATTTTTCTGAATTGACTTATCCTAGTACGGATAAGGCCATTTTAGAGGAAATCTGTACAAAGCTAGGCATACAGTTAGCAACTAGCATAACAAGCACGCATACAATCCCAGAAAAGCCACAAGGCTATACAATGCGTGAAATTATCGGTTATATGGCTATGCTACAAGGTGGCAATGCGGCTATTAATTCAGACGGAAACCTTGAAATTAAATGGTACAAGGATAGCGGCTACGTGCTTGACGGACATCAATACTATCAGCAAGGGGTTACTTTTACCACTGGCAAAGATTTTACGATAAGAAAGCTGACTTGTAATAATACAAAGTCAGGTGACAAGGAAACTAGCACAATTACTAGCGGTAGCGGTGCAACTGGATTTAGCTTTGCTAACCCATTTATGACACAAGCGGTCTTAGATGAAGTCTACAAAAAGATAGGCGGTTTTCAGTTCAGACCGCTTACAGTTAAATTTGTTGGTGACTGGCGATTGGAAGTTGGCGATATTATAACTGTTAATAAAGGCGGCGTTGATTACAAAGTGCCTATAATGCAGATAACCCACGAATGCGATGGTGGCTTAATGGGCACTATTACATCTATTGGGCAATCCGATACAGAGAACAGCAACATCGCTAGCGGTCCGATAACAAAGCAAATGGAACGATACTACGCTGATTTAGTCTTAATCAACAAGGCAGTTATTGAAAATGCTGATATAACTAATGCCAATATTGAGAGCTTAAAAGCACATCAAGCGTATATCGACCAACTAAAGACTAATAAGATTGAAACTGTCACAGCAGATATTGTTAATCTGACAGCGAGTAAAGCTACGATTAATGAAGCTAATATTGCTAAGTTGCAAGCAGATTATGCACAAGTAGGCGTGCTGAATACGGATGTGGCAAATATCAAAGTCTTAATGTTTGGCTCAGCAACAGGCAAGAGCTTAACAACGGAATTTGCTAATGCAGTTGTAAGTGTTATCGGCAATGCACAGATTAAGGATGCTATGATTGACAGCATAGCTGCAAGCAAGATTACAGCACTTGACCTTAACACTACTAAATTTAAGGTTCATAGCGAAAATGGAATGTCTTATTGGCAAGACAATACAATTATCATTAAAGATACTGACAGAATAAGAGTTCAGATAGGTAAAGATGCCAATTCTGACTACAATATGTACGTTTGGGACAAAGCCGGCAATCTTATGTTTGACGCTTTAGGACTTACTGAAAAAGGCGTTACGAGAAAAGTTGTTCGTGATGAAGTTGTTAAAGATGACGCTAATATTAATGCAAGCAAGCTGGATATTGAAACACTATTTAATGTCATCAATAACGATAGCACCCATACACTTAAGAGTAACAAGATTTACCTTGATAACGAAAAACAGACACTTAATGTTATTATGCAAGCTATAACAAGTGGTGCTGGCAAAGATTATACTCAATGGGGCGGTATGATGAAAGTTGCTAGTGATTTTATCACTAACAAGTTGTGGTGGACTGAAAATGTTGACAATGAGAGCATTAAGACTAAGTTTTCTACTGTTAATCAGAAGCTAGATAGCTACGAAATCACGTTATCTGACTTATATCGGCAAACAAATGATAATTTTATGGTGTATACAGTAACAGAAACACCTACAAAAGATAATTATCCAGCTGTTGACTGGTTCATACCTATTTATCCGTCAGACGATTTATTTCCAAGTGATAATCTTACTTGGACTTACAGCAACGATGAATATGCTAAACATCACGGTGCAATAGCATACAACGAAACAACTCAAAAGACCTGGCGTTGGACTAAAGATGATAAAGGCAATTGGGGCTGGAAAGAGGTATCTAACACACAATTAGCTTATATGCTTAATCAAAACGCTAGCTTTAAAATGAACTTAGATAGTATATCTACATCATTGTTAAGTGTGCAGCAGAATTTAAAAGACAACTACAGTACAACTACAGTTATGAAGAATGCTATAACGCAGGCTGTAAAAGCAGAAAGCAATAGCATTAAACTTGAAGTGGCTAATGCTTATGCTACAAAGGATAGTTTGAATAATTATAGTACAACAACGCAGATGAATGCGGCTATAAGCACAGCAATAAGTAAAGAAAGTTCAGCGATTAAGTTAGAAGTAGCAGGAGCATATGCCACAAAAGATAGCCTTAAAAATTACGCTACAACAGCAAGTCTTAGTGCTTATATCAAGAAAGACCCAAAAAGTGGCGAGCTTAAATCCGCAATTGAAGCAATTGCAGATGATATAACGCTTAAGGCTAAGGGGGCTATTAATATTAGCGGTAACAAGAGCGTTAATATTAGCGGTAACGCATTCACTTTAACATCAACTAATACAATTATAAGTGCAACAGGGACAATTACCTGTAGTGATATAATCGGGACTGGGGGTCGCATTGGCAATTGGGATATTACTGATGGAAGCTTAAAGAATGATTACTTAGCACCAGATGGATACTTAAGAAGAACTTACATTCAAAGTTCAAAAAATATTGGCGATTGGATTTTTTCCGTTCAGAAAGGAGCTGTACAAGGAACTTCGCCAAGCACGCTAAACTCCCTGTGGCACGTTACTAACGATGGTGAAATGCAGTTCAATGTTGAGAGCGGTAAAGGTATTAAAATGTATGGTTCGGCAGGATTAGAGTTAGAAGTGTTAAGAGACCGCATCGAATTATATTATCAGCCTTACATCAATGGAGAGCCGCAAGCTTGGACAAAAATTGAAAAAGGAAAAATTTCTATAGACTCAAAAGGTTGGAGTTCTTTTGACGACTGCGCTCTATCTGTAGTTAACAACTCGATAAAGACTACAGCATTGTATATAATGCATCAAACAGAAGATGGGTCATACTATCAAAGAGGATGTGTAATTAACAGAAATCCTTTTTCTGGTGATATTATGTTTGATTGGGATGGACGTTATCTTCGTGGATATATAGGGGATAATGTTGTTATCACTTGGGACAACGAAAATAAAAATTGGATATAAGATTAGGAGGTAAAACACAATGTTAGACATCAACTCATCAATTCAAAAAAATGGAACATTATCTGTCCAAAATTCAGACGGAACACTTAAACAGGTGGCTTATCTGTCAGCTACAATCAGCGAAAGTGGCACAGTTAGTATGTCAGCTAGCTTCAATGATTTTACGGCATACTTAGCGAATGATACAGCACTAGACAGCGAGCTTAAGAGCTTTCTGGACGGCGTTAAAAACACTTATAAGGCAACATACAGCACAGAAGATGATACAACTAATTCAGATACAACAGAAGCAACAGAAAGCGAGGTATTTTAATATGATTAAATGTGGAGATTTTTCAGCTTGGAATGGTGGTGACTTAGATTTTGACAAAATGCGTGTGGCAGGACTTACTCACGCCATTCTTAAAGTTATCAGACGTGACCTTAATGCAGATGAACAGTTTGAAAACAACTGGAAAAAGTGTCAGTTAGCTGGCGTACATATTTGTGGAGTTTACAACTATGTTTACACACCTAACGTAGAAGCAGCAGTAACAGCGGCTAAGCGTGTCTTAGAGATACTTAATGGACGTAAAGTTAAAGTCTGGATGGATATAGAAGATACTTGTATGCAGAATTTAGGTTCGGAGCTTATCGACATAATCAAGGCATATAAGCATACAATAGAGGATGCTGGCTATGAATTTGGTATCTATACAGGTATGGCGTGGTATGGCAGCTACATTGCTCCATATGCTGACGAAGAAATACTTAACTGCGATTACTGGATAGCAAGATACTATCTTGGCTATGACAAAATGGCACTTGATACAGACCCTAACGAAGACAAGAAACCTAGTGTTGTTAGAAATCTTGTGGGTTGGCAGTATACTTCAAGTGGCGTTGTGGACGGAGCAGACGGAGTATGCGACTTATCTGTATTCTACGGAGAAGATGAAAAAACAGAAGATAGTGGCAATACAGAAGAGGAAGAAACAGAAGATAACAGTAATAAGTCTGTTGATGTTACATATGCCGCTTATACAGACAGATGGTGGGATGAAGTAACTAACGATAGCGATTGGGCTGGTAAGGGCGATAATACAGCTATTAAGGCTATTGCTATTAGAGTTAGTCGTGGTGAGGTTAAATATAGAGTACATTTACTTGGCGGAGATTGGTTGCCTTATGTGACAGGTTGCGATTATGATGATTCTGATAATGGCTATGCCGGTGATAAAGTACACGATATTGACGCTATCGAAGTTATCTACTACACACCTAGCGGAGAGGACTACAAGTACGCAAGATATATGGTATCACCATTCGGCTTAAGAAACTTCTATCCAGAACAGATAGACAACGAAACTAGCAACGGAATGGACGGATATGCTGGCGAATTCGGCAAAGCTATCGACAAATTTCAGATAGTTGTCGAATAAAGTCAAAATAAGTCAACCGAAAATATTTGAAATATACTAACGATAAATGTATAATAAACTTGTCTTTGAAAAAAGACCCTTAAACATTTTCAAGTTCTGGCAGGCGATATTGTTTGATTGGCGTTGGCAATATCGCCGCTACACTTGACACAATAGAACGTGTGTTCTATAATAATCGTATCGCTATCAAACGTGCAAGGGCAAGAGAGGGGAGTGCAGGTTTATGAGTAATGAGGAATACAGGCGAATAATAATAGAAACAGTCAATAACTGTAATAATAAAAGATTTTTAAAGTTTTTATATGAATTAATTATATCATTCAAAAAGAAATGGGGCATTTAATGCCCCTCTTTCTCATACCAATAGGCTATATTGTCAAATATAGTTTGTTGATGTTCTTTATTAAGTTTCATTAACTTCTTAACACTATCCAGCATTTTCTTATCTGACATTAAGTCGGGAATAATATCAGCATTATCAGTAGATAAATTATCTTCCCATCCCATTAAATATGATGGAGAAATATCAAGAATCTGTGCAGCAATCTGAATTTTATCACTTGGTATGTTTGTTACGGCATTGTTTTCATACTTATATAATGTCTGTTTAGAAACGCCCATCTTTTTAGCCAACTCTACTTGTGACATATTGTTAAGCTCTCTTTGTTCCTTAATCCTATCTCCAACAGTTTTAATCATTAGTGTTTCCTCCTTTCCTATCGGTAACTTGATTATAGCACAAAAAAGTTACAAATCAAGAAAAAAATAACTTGACAAGTTACTTTTGCGGTGTATAATAAGAGTAACTTCAAAAGTTACGAAGTTGGAAAGGAGATGAGAAGATGGTTGATACAAATAAGCTTCGTGGGATTATTGCTGAAAACGGAAAAACGCAGACAGAAGTTGCACAAATGATAGGTGTAACACCCAAGACTTTCTATTTACGAATGCACAAGGGTGTTTTTGGCAGTAACGAAATTCAGATTATGATTGATAATTTGAATATTGAAAATCCTATGGAGATTTTTTTTGCAAAGAAAGTAACTTCACAAGTTACTGGAAAGGAGTAAGAATGAGTAAAATTAAAAAATGTGTAAGCATATTTTTGAATAAGCATTTTGTGAAATGGAAATTTTTACAGAGTACATTTGTTATTCCATTTCAAAAAAATGGGAAGATGTATTTGCATATTTCACAGGTTTGTGAAAACGGAACAAGAGTTATAAAAAGAACTTTCCTCATTGAGCATTTGGTTGATGATAACTTGGCGGTTACGAACCAAACACTCGCAGAGGAAAAAAGAGTGTTTAAAAACCCTACATTATTTTAATCCATGTAGTATATCCACACTCATCACACTCTGGTAATGTTTCACCACGATGTTTTATAGAAACAATTCCGTTGTTGTTTTCGTTACCACATTGCATACATACATATGTACCACAGTTTACAGTGTCGTATGTATTAAATGTTTCAGAGTGACGATTATCCATATTTTCACCTCTTTTCTCAATAGAATAAGAGGATTATATCACAAATTACAGATTGAGAGGTAATAACAATGAATGAAGTTCAGATTGATTTATTAAAAAACTATATACTTGAGGATTTAGAAAAAGCAAGAAAAAGCGACATATCTGCAAAAGAAAAGGCAGAATTAGAAATTTCAACTTTAAGAGCACTTGTAGAGCTAGAAAACAGTCCGGTAGCCGCAAGAATTGACAAGGCTTATGAAGCTTTTACGACACAGCAGAATAAAATAGATATTAATAAAAATTTTTATGATAAGGTTACTGAATATTGCAACGAAAAGAAAATGCCAATATCAGTATTTGAGAAAATGTGCAGCATTGGTAATGGAACGTGTGGTCGTTGGAAAGATAGTATGTCATCTCCAACATTAACTACTATACAGAAGATTGCAGAAGCAACAAAAATTCCGATTGAAAAATGGGTTAGATAAGAAAGGGTATATTTATGGAGTTACAGATTTTTAGCAATGAAGAGTTCGGAGAAGTCCGAATGACAGAAATTGACGGAAAACCATATTTCGTAGCAACAGATGTGGCAACCGCACTTGGATATATAAATCCACGAAAGGCTGTGAACGACCATTGCAAGGGAGTAACGAAACGTGACACCCCTACATCTAGTGGTGTTCAGCAGATGTCATACATAAATGAGGGTGATTTATACCGACTTATTATGAAATCAAAATTACCTAGTGCAGAGAAATTTGAAAGTTGGGTAATGGACGAGGTCCTTCCGTCAATCAGAAAAACAGGCAGTTATAGTATGCCAAAGACAACCGGCGGTCAGATACAGCTTTTAGCACAGGGCTATACAGAACTTGAACAGGCTGTTAACTCTATCAAAGAAGATATGACAGAGCTTAAGGATAACACACCTCTTTACGGCTGTGAGATTGATGAGGTCAAACAGCACGTTAATAGAAAAGGCGTAATTGTACTTGGTGGCAAGGATAGCGAAGCCTATAAGAACGGCAGTATTCGCAGTTCGGTATATTCTGACATATATAAGCAGTTAAAGCGTGAGTTTGGCTGTGTGACAACATATAAGAGCATAAGAAGAAAGTACATTGATAATGTACACAAGTTTATAGACGATTATGCGTTGCCTATGGCACTTGCTGAACAGGTAAAAGAAGCTAATGCACAGATAAGTATGAGTTTTTAAGAAAGGAGCAAGAGTTGGAAAGACTGATTAAAGAATTAATCGCAGTTGAGAAAAAGAGAAATTCCTTGCTTGCAGAACTGAATGAGAACTTAAAGAAACTGACAAGCAAGGAAGATAAGCATAGTGAGTATGAAACTGGTAAATCAGCACTTACTGATTGCTAAGCCAGTTATGGTAATGTTCCAGCATTTCCATAACACCAATTTCAACCCACGCACGTCTAATAAATTCGTGCTTTTCACCCTCATCAGCAAAGTTATTGCTATTAACACTTTTCATAACTTTTTGATGAATAGAAGAGTGGATGTTAGCACTATTTTCATTGACAAACTTTTTAAAATCATTGAAGTCTTTCAAGGTTTCACCTCTTTCCTATAAAAAGATAAGAGGATTATATCACAATTTTTAAAATAAGGAGAAGTTTATGGAAAAGGAAGTACAAGCAACGCCACAATATAGCATATCAGTAGAGGAACTGATTGCAGAAAGAAACAATTTAGAAGTCTCTATTGCAGCATACAAGAAAGCAAAGAGAGATAGCAGAATAGCTGAATATTTATGGATGTTATCAGCAATATTATTTATTGCGCAAATGATATTTCAGCTTATTAATTAGAAAGGAGTTTTAGCAGATTGATATTTATTATTTCTGAAAAAGGCGAAAGAGAGCAGATTAATGAGGTAGAAAAGCTTGAAATCCTGGCACACATTGGCAGAAGAACAAGTTACCTCTTAGGAAGAAATAAACATTGTGAGCCATTAAGGAGCATAGTTACAAGAGATATTTTAGGGCAGTTAAAGCACGAATACGGGTGTGGTTTGAGTGAACTCAAAAAGAAGTACATAGCAGACACTCACGATTATATCGACTGCTACGAACTGCCTACAATAATGAAAGAGAGATATAAGCTATGATACAGGGTTTTATGTTGGGCGTTGTTGTCGGAATGATACTAGAAACTATATGTATTGTAGTTACAACATTAAAGATTAAAGCGAAAGAAAGGAAAGAACAGTATGAAACAGGTAAACGAGAAAGTAATAACAGTACAGGATTGTATTGATATGTACGAGAAAAAGGATATGTATACAGTTATTGACGGCGGTAAAGTTGTTGGATTTGTAGAAAAAAGAGAGGAGAACTAAAGATGAAAGAGAGAGATAACAATATTACAGTTTTTGGGTTAGTTGCAGAAGAGCCAGTTTTCAATCACGAATCAAACGGAGAGGACTTTTATAAGACTTTTATAACAGTTAGAAGAACTAGCGGAGCTTTTGATACGCTGCCAGTTGTTATATCTGACAGAATTATTGATATGAAAGAAATTAAAGTAGGCGATTGCGTGATGATTACAGGACAGGTAAGAAGTCATAACCTGCACATAGGAGAAAAAAGTAAGTTAGAGCTTTTTATCTTTACTGAAATTATAGAGATATATGAAAATGAGACAGAACTATCTTTTGATAATAATGTAGTTCTTAGAGGTTTTATCCGCAAAGAACCTATTTACAGGGTAACACCACTTGGAAGGGAAATAACAGATGTTCTCATAGCTGTTAACAGAGCATATGGCAAGTCAGACTATATACCTTGCATAGTTTGGGGCAGAACAGCTAAGTTTGTCGGTCACTTGCCAGTAGGAACACATATAGAAATGACAGGTAGGTTTCAGTCGAGACCTTATGCAAAAAAGATAAGTGAAGATGAAATTGAAAACAGAGTAGCTTATGAGGTATCAGTAGGCAGAGTTGAGATTATAGAAGAAAAGGAGAATGCTGATGAATAGTGATGTTACAGTTTCAGAATTAGCCGCTATGGCAGCAGACAATGAAAAACGTTGTCAAGTATGGCATCCAGTCCAAGGTGTTATATTTGATGGCACGTTTGATGAACTTGACAGACGGCATTATCTTGCAGACAAGACAGTTGACAACTTCTCAATAGAAGATGATGTATTCATTATGAATATATAAATAAGGAAAGGATATTGTTTATGAAAACATTTTTAAAAAAAGTAGTTTTAGAAAACTTTATGTGTTATGCACACGCAGAGTTTGACTTCTATGCCATTACTAAGATTATTGCCAAGAATGGCATAGGCAAGTCAACAATAGCCACGGCATATCTGTGGTGCCTGTTTAACTGTGATTATGAGTTAAAGGATAATCCAGTTGTCAGACGAGAAGTTGACGGAGTATCAGTTGATGATATGGATGTATCAGTTGAACTTACACTTGATGTTGACGGAAAAGAAGTCACTATGAAGAAAGTACAGAAGCGTACTTACAGTAAGGACGACAGTTCATACAAAGACGATAACAAGTATTTTGTCAATGATGTGCCTAAGACATTAAAGGATTTCAACGCATATCTTGACATTGATATGAGTGTATTCAAGATGTGCAGCAACATCAACGCATTTCTTAATCAGAAGCCGGCGGAAATGAGAGAATACTTATTCAGCCTTGTTGAGAATGTGACAGACCTTGATATAGCACATTCTAAGGCTGAATTAGCGGAGTTAGTACCACTGTTAGAGAAGTATTCGGCAGAAGAATTATCCGCTATGAATAAGGCTACCAAGACCAAGATTACAAAGGATTTGCCTATTCTTGACGGACAGATTAAGGAAAAGGAAAGAGATTTTCAGATTAAGCAGGACACAGATGTATCTGACCTTGAACTGCTTAAAAACAGCCTTAAAGAGCAGATTGCTGATTGCATTGCAAAGCAGACCGACAATGACAAGCTGTTAGCTGAATACGACAAAGCAAGTGCTGACATTCTCGATTTGAAGTTTAAGCAGGGAGATTTATCACGCAAGGCTAACGAGGACAATATCAAGGCTAGGAAAGAGATTGAGGATAAGATTACTGACAAGAAGTTTCTTATTAAGCAGACGGAAAAGACTGTTGCCGATACCGAAAGCTGTATTGCCGGTTCGGAAAAGACCATTGAGAGCATTAAGGCTTACTTACAGGTAGAGCGTGATAAGTGGAAAGAAGAAAACGAGCGCAAGTTTGACGATTCAAGCCTTATCTGTCCTTATTGCGGTAATGAATATAAGGAAGATAAGAAAGAGCAGTTAAAGGCTGATTTTGCAAAGCATAAGGCTGATAACTTAAAGGCAATTACTGAAAACGGCAATATGTACAAGGAAAGGCTTGATAAGGAAAAAGCTACGCTTGAAAGTCTTAAAGCAGAGTTGCCACAGCACAAGGAAAGCCTTGAAATGTTGAATACAGCCATTGCAGACCTTGAAAAGCAGTTATCCGAACTTCCACAGAAAATTGATGTGACAGCCACAGAAGAGTACAAGGCACTTGAACAGCAGATAGCCGAAAAAGAACAGGCTATGCACAAAGCTAATGACATTTCAAGTGTCAAGGCAGAATTAAAGGCACAGGAAAATGAACTTAGGCAGCAGTTGTCAGAGTGCGAGCGAAAGATAGCTGAAAGTAACACGGAGAAAGACGAACAGCGACTTGAAGAATTAAGGGCAGAACAGCGTACACAGGAACAGAATAAGACTAATGCTGAGAAAATACTTGATTTGCTTGATGAACTGGACAAAGCAAAGAATGAAACATTGTCTGACAGCATTAACAGTCATTTCTCATTAGTTAAGTGGAAGTTGTTTGAGCTGAATAAGTCTGGCGGTTACAAGTCAGTTTGCATACCTACAGTTAATGGAAAGTCAATTCTTACAACTATGAGCAATAAGGGTAACAGGATTTTAGGCAGAGTAGATATTTGCAATTCCATTCAGAAGATTAGCGGTATGTCAGTACCTATCATTCTTGATGATAGTGAGAGCTTAGATATTACTAATCAGAAGAAAGTTGCTGAAATGGTTGATAGTCAGCTGATTATGCTGATTGTCAATGGCAGTGAGAAATTAGAGATTGTGGAGGGATAATTATGGCAGAGAATACAGCAGTTGCAGAAAAGAAAGCGTTTACCACTTCCCTAAGTGAGTGGAGCAATACAATGACAGGGCTTATCATCAATGATTATAAGGCTGTTGGAATGGATATGGACGATTACGCAAAAGAGTGTGCTATGGAAGCTATGACAAGCATATTTAATCTTGTTAAGAGTGACCCTAAGATTAACATGGGAAACCTTGATACAAGTAATTTAAGGGGCATTGTAAAGCGCTGTGCGAGTCTTAAACTCAATGCTAGCGCATACCCAAGGGAGTGTTATTTTCAGTTAAGAAATGTTAATGTCGGAAAAGATGAAAATGGAAAAGATATATGGCAGCAACAAGTCGAAATGGGCATTGAGGGAAGCGGTTATGACTCTTTGCTTGCCAACTATGGAAAAGATGTTAAACAGGTATATCCATATTGGGTAATTAAAGAGGGCGACAAGTACATACCGCCTAAGCATAAAGGACTTACAGTTACGGAGCCAGAGTGGGAAGAAAACGGATTATCTGACAAGGCGGTAAGGGTTGTATATCCTGTTAAGTTGTTAGATGGAACAGTAACATATCTTTCTGCTGATAGAGACAGCGTTAAGGTAAACCTCTTATCTCACGTAAAGCAGAATATGTTGAATGCTACATTTGGAATTATTACAGGTACTAAAAAACAGTATGGGAAAGAAGTTGCAAGAACTAGATATGATGCAACGCCGGAAGAAAAGGCAAAAATTAAAGAGAAAAAGGAAGAAGTTCTCAATTCCTTAAGAGCGTGCAAGACAGTAGATGAAATGCTTGAATGTGAGCTTGCTAGACCTTTTATAAGCGGTGCTTGGCTTGATACTCCGGAGAGCATGATACAGAGAAAAATGTGCAACAATGCAACAAGGAAATACCCTAAGAACTATGACCCAATGGCACGACAGGCACAAGTTGAAATGGACGAGGTATATCAAGTTGCACAGGCTGAAATTGCCGAAAATGCTAATACTGTTGAGTTTATAGAAGATAAGGCAGATGTAGTTGACACCACAGAAGCAACCGAAGAACAGGCAGAAGATAGCACGTTACCGCCATTTATGCAGAGTGAGGAGAACTGATATGAGAGTAATTTCACAGGATGGAACATTAGATTTTCCTTATGAATTATCTACGATTCGTGTATATAATGAAATAATTTCGATGGGAATGTGCAAAGATGATTCTTGTAGAAGCATAATTGCAAGATACTCCACCGAAGAAAAGGCAATTAAGGCTATGGAAATGCTTAAGGAGCATTATGGTTTGCTTTCGTTTATGAAGCTTATAGCAGGTACGACAAAATATGAAAGCTTTATTAGAAAGTTTGCCGAAGATGATTTTATCAAAGCTACAACAGAGTACTTTCAGTTTCCACAGGATGATGAAATCGAGGTGTGAGTATGTCGGTTGAAAAAATCTGTAAATGTGATAGATGTGGAAAGCCTTTTGAGTACAGCTTGTCTAAATGGGCTGGATATTTTAAATATGGTATCAAAAAAGAAAATCGACTGCGCTTTCATTCAATGTTTTACGGCAATCCAGATGGTTATTCATATGTAGATTATAGATACGACCTTTGTGCTGATTGTACAGAAAAATTATTATCGTTTTTGCGAAGTAGCGAGTAAAGGAGAAGAATATGCGATTGCATTGTATAGCCACAGGAAGTACAGGTAATTGCTACACCTTAACTTCCGACAGCGGAGAAACACTTATCCTTGATTGCGGAATAAGCATTAAGGAGATTAAGAAAGGCTTGAACTGGGATATAAGGGGGATAAAGGGTGTGATTATAAGTCACACCCACCTCTAGACCATTCAAAGTCATTAAACGAATTTAAATCTATGGGAATACCAATTTATGCACCATATTTGAAGATTGATTATATGTCAATGAATATGGGCGGATTTACAGTAAAACCTTTTGATTTGACAACAATAGACGGAAGCTGGACACATACAGACGCAAACGGCGAACCTTGCCCGATATTCGGATTCCTGATTACACACCCAGAAATGGGGAAAATGATTTACATAACGGACTGTGAAGTTATCAAGTGGAAATTCAAGAGCATAAATCACATTCTCTTAGGTGTGAATTATGACAAGGATTTAGTCGATACTGACAATCCGAAAGCTAATCACGTTTTCAGAGGTCACTTATCCATTGATACCGCCTGTGATTTTGTTAAGGCTAACGATTCAGACAGCTTGCAGAATGTCATAATGTGCCATTTATCAAGCGAAAATGCTGATAAGGATAGTTTTATCGCCAAGATGAAAAATGCCGTAAATGTGGCGAATGTGGACGTTGCGGAACAGGGAAAGAGTTGGATTTTAAACAATCCTAGTGAGTGCCCGTTTTAGAAAGGAGCAGGAATGAAGAGATTAACAAGCGACAAGCAGACATCTGATATGAATATGATTGAATTAGCGTATAACAGTTGTTATGCAGATGAAAAATGTAAGGCAAGATACATGGATTATGAACTTGATATTGATAGCCGAGAGCTTGTCAAAAATCTTGCAAAAGATATGTGCGATGAAGATTTATCTTATATGTCAGATGAAGAATTTGACGAATATATGGCTGAAATGCTGTCGGTTGAAGTGTGTAGTCAGATAGGACTGTTAGCCTTGTTTTATCGCAATTTATGGGCTATGGCTGATTTAAGAGAAAAGCTGAAAGAATATGAGGACTTAGAAGAGCAGGGAAGACTTTTGAGATTGCTATGCAATAGAGGAGACGAGGTTTACTTTATAAAGTCTGCTTTTTCATTAGCTCATTTTCCTATTAAGGCAAAGATAACAAGAATTTGCGGGGTTGATTGTGACAATGATGTAATGTATGTATCAAATACAGAATACAACGGAATAGACCGCCACTTTAAGCAATCTGATATTGGTAAAACAGTATTCCTCACAAAATCCGAAGTCGAAGCAAAACTGAAAGAATTGAGAGGTGAAGAAAATGAAAGTAGTAATTGACATACCTAAAGATTTCGAAGGAGATTATATTGCTGACAAATTCAAAGATTTCTTTTCAAGGGTTATTGCGGATATTGATTGCAAAGGTATGTGTGGTAGATATGAGAAAGAAATTGCTGAAATGTTTTTAAAAGCATTTGATGATAGCGAAGAAAAGATTTCTTGCAACTGCCAGCACAACAGCAATTCGAGAGATAATGAGCCTTGTTGCAGATATGATAGCAGACAGACCAATGCCGACAGGATAAGGAATATGCCAGATGAAGAGTTAGCGGATACATTATTTAATAGTTGCCTTGAAGTTATGCATATAGACGAGTGCCCTTACGCAGATAATGTAGGGGAGTGCAAGAAATGCCTATTAGATTGGCTTCAATCAGAAGCGGAATAGGAGAGAATATGGAAGATAGATACTTATTCAAGGCAAAACATATACACGTATTGCCAAATAATAACCATTTAGATGGCTCTTGGGTAGTTGGATTTTTGAGTGGAGAACGATATATTGCCAATGATAGCGGTGAGTATTTGATAGACCCATCCACCATCTGCCAATGCACAGGCTTGAAAGACAAGAACGGCAAGTTGATTTGGGAGAATGATATTATCAGATGCAAAGTTGGAACAGCGAAAGTTATATGGAATAAATTAGAATGGCGAATTGAATGGTTAAAAAACAACTTATGGAGAAAAGATTTGTATTATTGGGCGGTTGAAGATATTCAAAGAACAGTAGTTATCGGCAACATTTTTGACAATCCAGAGTTAGTAGAAAGTGAGGAAAATTAGATGAATCGTGTAATTTTATGTGGCAGGCTGACTAGAGAGCCAGAGATTAGATATTCGCAGACAGCAAGCGGAAGTATGGCAGTAGCAAGATACACATTAGCTGTTGACAGAGCTTTTAAGAAAGAGGGCGAACAGGCAGCAGACTTTATTAACTGTATCGCGTTTGGCAAGAATGGAGAGTTTGCAGAGAAATATTTACATCAGGGAACTAAGATTATCGTTGAGGGTAGATGGCAGACAGGCAACTATACCAACAAAGACGGACAGAAAGTCTACACTAATGATTGCGTTGTTGAAAGACACGAGTTCTGCGAAAGCCGTGCTAATCAGCAGAGCGGCAACAATGGAATTATGGGCGGTAACAGCAGTAATGATGGCTTTATGGCTATTCCAGATGGTGTAGCTGACGAGGGATTACCATTCAATTAAGAGGTGTGAGTATGACAGAGAATGAAGCAATAAATAAACTAAAGCAGCATTTTGAATATTTAAAACACGCTTGGAAACCGCATCCTGATTATGAAACTATGGATGCTATCGGATATGCAATATCAGCACTTGAAACAATCAAGAAGCTATCTGACCGCAAAATGACAACAGAAGTCCTTGAAAACTATATGCAGTTTGAAGATGAATGTGTTAAGAAAGGCTTTACATTTAAGAGTGTGATTGAAGCTAGAGAAAAGCAGATAGCTAAAAAGCCGGATTTTACAGAAGACAAAGAATTTGCTTTATGTCCTTGTTGCAATGGGAAAGGTTTATTTGATAAGCAGAAATATTGTGACAATTGCGGGCAAAAAATAGTTTGGTCAGAAGAAAGTGAGGAATAATATGGAAGAGAATGAAGCAATTAAGGAATTGCATAAAATAAGACCGAGAGGCGGTATCATCCCGCGAAAGAGAGCCGAGGCTTTAGATACGGCAATACAGGCACTCGAGAAGCAGATACCAAAGAAACCTATCATGAAACAGTATTTTGAAGATTTGGAAGAGGAGTACTTGTGCTGTCCGACATGTGGAGAAATTTTGACAGACAGAATACCGGCTGATAATAAGACTTTCTACTTTCATTGTATGAATTGTGGTCAAAAATTCGATTGGAGTGATAACGATTGAATTACCAGAACATAGCGAGAGCCAAGGCGATTGAGCAGGAAAACAAAAAGCGACTATTGAAGCTGAACCCAAAGCTGAATGACAAAAGTGGGATATACTTCCTACTCCGAGAAGATGAAAACGGATTTAAGTATGCTTATATCGGACAGGCTAAGTCAGTGTTGCAGAGATTGGCAAGCCACCTTGTAGGTTACGAACAGCACATAGATTTGAGCCTACGCAAACATAAGCTATATTCAGAGGATAATCCTTATGGCTGGCGAGTTGAATTTCTGAATTTCCCCGAAAGCCAGCTTGACGAAAAGGAAAAGTATTACATCAAACTGTATGCCGACAACGGTTATCAGCTTAGAAATGTCAGCTTAGGCGGTCAAGGAGAAAATCGTGCTAGTGGTTCAATAGGTGAGAGAAAAGCACCTAAAGGCTATTTACAGGGCGTACAGCAAGGAAAAAAGGTGTTAGCAAGGGAATTATCGTCTATCGCAGAAAAGCACCTTATAATCCGCTTAAAGCCCGAAAAAGAGCATAATAAGGTGTCGCAGAAACAGTTTGAGAAGTTTAATAAGTTATTGGATGAAAACACATACAGGAACGAGGTGTAAATAATGATAGTTACAATTCATAACAGAAAATATAATGATAAAATTGCATTTGAGATTGATGAATTAAACGAGGAAACAAGGCAAGACATCCTTGATTCTGTTCATTCGAGAGGTTGGAAAGATGATGATTGTTGGAGCGAGGTTGATGATTAGTAAGTATTAGAAGTTTATGGATTTATTGAAAGTAGGCGAGAGCGAATGACGAGTGTAGAAGAATATTTATCTAAAGCGAATGATGAGTATAAAAATGGCGAAGAACATAAAGAACTTGCCAATAAACACTTTAATAATTATGCAGAACTCATAGCAATATACAGAATAGAAAGTGTGAACAGAGTTCTTGACTTTATAAGAGATGAATATAGAGCAGGAAGAATTTGCGACCTTGAAACATTATTATGCCATTGCCAAAACAAGCTGAATGGAAATATTGACGGAACAGAATTAGACCTTGACGGACATTTAAGAGGTGTTCCTTTTAAGAAAGTGAGTGAGAGTAATGCTGATACCAACAGTTAAAGCTAAAGAGTTTGAGAAGTTCGGCTTCAAGAAATGTAAGGACGAATATGGTAAGAATGGTTGCTATTACCTTTGTGTTACAAGAGGCATAAAAATGCTTCTTGTGAGTGATGTGCATTTTGATGTTAACGATTGGAGTGATAACGACCCAAGAATCCACAAAGAAGCAAATTGCAGATATAGAGACAACAGAACTTACCTTGATATTATCTACGAGTTAATCAAGGCAGATATGCTTGTAAGCGATTGTTTGAAAGTGGGTGAGAACTAATGAGTGGTGGTAGTTGGGATTATTTGTATAGCAAAGATATTGACGAGCTTATGAATGGTTCGTCAACAGAATTACTGCAAGATATGGTTGATAGATTGAATAGTGCGGGTTTTAAAGATGTGGCTAAAGATACACAGAGGCTAGTTGAGTATATCAAGTCGGCAAGTATACGAATAGAAACACTTTTTGAAGCACTTAGTCCTGTATTCAAAGCTGTTGAATGGTTTGATAGCGGAGATTGGGGCGAAGAAACTTTGAATAATGAGATATTGAAATACAGAAATGCTAGGCTTGATAGTTATAACAAGGGTGTTGATGACACTATAAAATTCATTAAAGAAAAATATGCCTTTACAATCTTGGAAGAAGAGATTGACGAAATAGCCGAACAGTTGAAAGGAGCAAAACAGAATGGAAAGAGATAGTTGCATAAAAGTATTAGACCACTTAAAAGAAAAGCTGAAAGAAAAAGAAATAATTGCCATACAGGATAGCGTAGATGATTATAAATGTCCTGTATGCGGTCAGATTTTTACAGGAGAAGATATTATTAAATACTCTTACAAGTGGTGCTATAACTGCGGTCAGAGAATAGATTTTACTCTTCCGAGAAACAGATTTAACTAACTAAAAATCTAAGAAAGGAATAGGTTGTCGCGACATAAAACCGAGGTTTCCTTTTGGTGATGAAATGATAGAAAATGGATTATATAAAATGGATTGCAGAGATGGACTTAAATTAATAGATGATGAAATGATAGACATTGTAATGACAGATATTCCTTATAATATTTCTCAAAACAAATCTATTGATAGAAGCACAATAGATAACAAGAAGTTAAAGCGTAACGGAAATAAAAAAGAACTTAACTTCAATTATGACAAATGGGATTTCTTTGCAGATAACAAGGCGTATTTCAGTTTTATTCAGAATGTCTTTATTGAAGTATATAGAGTTATGAAAGACAGTGCTAGTCTATATATGTGGGTTCCTAAAAGTGAAGTATCTTTTATTGAATATATACTTAAAGAGATAGGATTCCATATTAGAAGTACATTGGTTTGGTGCAAAACTAATCCTTGCCCTCAAATATTTAAGGTTGGGTATATGTCCAGTACTGAATTTTGCATTTTTGCTACAAAGTTACCGGGTGCTAAACATTATTGGAATATTGAGAAAGGGCAGAAACAATCTTTTTGGGTGAAACCAATTTGTCAAGGCAATGAGAGGACGGAACACCCGAATCAAAAGCGGCTTGATATTGCAGAAGATATGATTACTCAATCCGCAAGAAATGGTGAGTTATTATTGGATCCATTTGCAGGAAGTGGAACTTTTGCAATAGCAGCACATAATTGCGGATTGAAATTTATCACATTTGAAAATGACGATAAAAATTATAAAATCGCAGAGAAACGGATAAAAGCCGAGGTGTCGCAGATGAATTTGTTTGATTTTATCGGAGGTGCGGAATGACAGACGATACAAAACAGGAAATACAAATAGTCCTTGACCTGCTAAAAGGTAGTCTTACGAGAAATGGTGTGAGTATGGCAACGGATAGAGAGGGTAACTTGATGTTCTTTGATACAACAGCTTACATCAAGAGTAAAGGCAAGGAATTTGACGGATTCAGAGTTAATATTAACGATTTAGTGAAGTAACAATGTGACAGAACTTGAAGAGGTAGACTATGAATAAAGGTTGGATAAAATTGCATAGGCAACTACTGGATTGTTGGATATGGCAAGCAAATGAACCATTTGACAAGCGTTCAGCTTGGGTTGATTTATTGCTTACCGCTAACCATTCAGATACAAAACTATTATTCAATGGAGAAATAATTACAATAACAAGGGGGCAGATTTTAACATCTGTCCGACAGTTATCAGCAAAATGGAATTGGAGTGTAAATAGAACATATCGTTTTTTAAAAATGCTAGAAAATGAAAATATGGTGCAAAAAGAAAGCAATGATAATAGAACACTTCTAACCATAGTAAATTATAGTGTTTTTCAGTTTTCAGAAAACAGTAACGGAAACACTAACGAACACGCCAATGGAAACACCGACAGAACACTTACGGAAGCACCAACGGAAACAGTGACAGAACACATACAAGAATGTAAAGAATGTAATAATGATAAAGAATTAAAGAATGATAAGAGTACAGAAAAAGATATTGATAAATCAATATCCAAAAAGAAAAGCTATTATCCCGATGATGAATTGCTTGATGAAGCATTCAACGAATATGTGACAATGCGTAAGAGAATTAAGAAGCCTATATGCACCGACAAGGCATTACATAGGGCTATGAATACTCTTGAAAAGCTATCCAGTGGAGATAATGACTTAGCTGTTAAAATTCTTAATCAATCAGTAGACCATTGCTGGCAAGGCTTGTTTGAGTTGAAAGAAGATAATTCTAATAAGCAAGGCAAGAAAAATGTATTTGATGA